CACAAGGTAATAGATCTTCTATATCGTCAGAAGTTGTAACTACCGATCAAATGGGTGGATCAATTAAAAAGGCACAAGTAGGACACGTAATTATATCAGTAGCCAAAACATTACAACAAAAAGAAATGAAGTTAGCCACAATTGCAATTACCAAGTCCCGTATAGGGGATGATGGTGTGGTTTTTGAAAATTGTAAATTTGATAATGCAATGATTGATATAGATACAGAATCAACAACAACCTTTCTCGGTTTGGAAGAACAAAAAGAAGAAAGACAACGACAAAGAGTAAAAGAATTACTTGAAAAAAGAAAAGAACGAGAACAAAAACAAAAATCTGAATAAAATAAAATAATTAAATTTTTTTAAAAATGGATATATCACAAAGAATATTAAGTGACATTACAGTGTACATGAAATACGCTAAGTTTCTCCCTGAAAAAAACAGACGAGAAACGTGGGAAGAATTGGTGACAAGAAACAAAGAAATGCACCAAAAAAAATACCCACAAATCAAAGACGAAATTGAAGAAGTTTATCAAATGGTATACGATAAAAAAATCCTTCCTTCAATGAGGTCTTTACAATTCGGTGGAAAACCAATTGAAATTTCACCAAACCGAGTTTATAACTGTGCTTACATGCCAATTGACCACCCTGACGCTTTTTCAGAAACAATGTTTCTATTGTTAGGTGGTACTGGTGTAGGATTTTCAGTTCAAAAACACCACGTAGAAAAACTTCCTGAAATCAAAAGACCAAACCCAAGTAGAACAAGAAGATACTTGATTGGTGATAGTATTGAAGGATGGGCTGACGCAATCAAAGTATTGATCGAATCATACTTAGGTGTTAAATCATCAACTCCTGTATTTGATTTTTCTGATATTCGTCAGAAAGGAGCGTTGTTGGTTACTTCAGGCGGAAAAGCACCAGGACCTCAACCATTAAAAGATTGTATTCATAACATTACTAAAGTATTTGAAAACAAAGTTGACGGTGAAAAACTTTCACCTATTGAAACCCACGACATCGTTTGTCATATCGCAGATGCGGTATTGGCAGGTGGTATTCGTAGAGCGGCTTTGATTTCATTATTTTCTGCTGATGATGATGAAATGATTTCTTGTAAATCAGGAAGTTGGTGGGAATCAAATCCACAAAGAGGTAGGGCGAATAACTCAGCGGTTTTACTTCGTCACAAAGTTACCAAAGAATACTTTATGGATCTTTGGAAAAGAATTGAATTGTCAGGGGCAGGGGAACCTGGTATCTATTTGTCAAATGACAAAGATTGGGGAACAAACCCATGTTGTGAGATCGGTCTTCGCCCATATCAATTCTGTAACTTGTGTGAGGTAAATGCTTCTGATATTGAGTCTCAAGAAGATTTTGAAAAAAGAGTTAAAGGAGCTGCGTTTATCGGAACACTTCAAGCGGGATACACTGACTTCCATTATCTTCGTGATGTTTGGAAAAGAACCACTGAAAAAGACGCTCTTATTGGGGTTGGTATGACAGGTATCGGTTCAGGTGTTGTATTGGGTTATGATATGAAAGCGGCGGCAGTTGCGGTTAAAGAAGAAAACGAACGTGTTGCAAATCTCATCGGAATTAATAAAGCAGCAAGAACAACTACAGTTAAACCATCAGGAACATCATCTTTGGTTTTAGGTACATCTTCAGGTATTCACGCATGGCATAACGACTACTACTTGCGAAGAATTCGTGTGGGTAAAAATGAGGCGATTTACTCTTACTTGGCAATTAACCACCCTGAGTTAGTTGAAGATGAATTTTTCAGACCACATGATACCGCAGTAATTACAATTCCACAGAAAGCACCTGAAGGGTCAATTCTTCGTCACGAGTCTGTATTCCAAATGTTAGAACGTGTAAAGAAAGTATCACAAGAATGGATTAAGTTTGGACATAGAGGTGGTCAAAATTCACATAATGTATCTGCAACAGTTTCAATTAAAGAAGATGAATGGGAATTAGTTGGTGATTGGATGTGGAGTAACAGAAAATTCTACAATGGACTTTCAGTTCTTCCTTACAACGGTGGAACATATACTCAAGCACCATTTGAAGATTGTACACAAGAAGACTTTGAACGATTAATCAAAACTTTATCAGATGTTGATTTAACTAAAGTTATCGAGTTACAAGATAATACTAATTTAAGTGGTGAAGCCGCATGTGCCGGTGGAGCTTGTGAAATAGTATAAGTTATGAATGTTGGGGCATCTAAAGATTGGGTACAAGAACTGTTTGTAAAAGAATTTATAACACCTAAACTTCTTCCTACAGATTTTTATTATGATAATCAAGGTAGGATGGTAATGACAGAATCTTATCATAAAAGAAGAGGTAGTTGTTGTGGTTCAGGTTGTTTACATTGTCCTTATGACCCAAGAAATAAAAAAGGTACAAAGACCTTACAAGAAAATCACTGAGAAATCAGTGATTTTTTTATTTATATAAAAAACCCAAATAGTATATTTATTGAATATGGCAAACGGTATAACTTATGGTATAACCTTCCCCTTTAGAGATTCTTTTGATGGGAAGTATTTAGACTTGACTGACTATGCGTCCGAAGAAGTTAGAACGGACCTTATTCATTTATTATTGACCAGAAAAGGGAGTAGGTATTATTTACCTGATTTCGGAACAAGGTTGTATGAATATATTTTCGAACCACTTGATGGACCAACTTTTGCTGAAATAGAAGCTGAAATTAGAGACTCTGTTGAAGAATTTATGCCGGGGGTACTTATTACAAACATAACAATTACAGACGCATCCATGGATGAAGAAAATAAAGGTACGTTTATAAATGGTGATGATCAAAGAGAATTTACAGTACCTAACATATCACAAAAAGAACATACGGCAAGAGTTAAAATTGATTACAAAATAACTTCAGATTCGTTCAATAGTTCTGATTTCATTATTTTGAATATTTAATATATATGGCAGAAAAGAAAATTTCATACACGGTAAGGGACTTCCAAGGAGTAAGGACTGAATTAGTCAACTACGTCAAAACTTACTATCCTGAATTAATTCAAAACTTTAATGATGCATCTGTTTTTTCAGTTTTGATGGACTTGAATGCTGCGGTCGCGGATAACCTTAATTTTCAAATTGATAGGAGTATCCAAGAAACAGTTTTACAGTACGCTCAACAAAAAACATCACTTTTTAATATCGCTAGAACCTACGGATTAAAAATACCGGGACAAAGACCTTCGATATCTTTGGTTGATTTTTCAATCACTGTTCCTGCCTTTGGTGACAAAGAAGATATAAGATATTGTGGTATTTTAAGACGTGGAACACAAGTCAACGGTGCTGGACAGTCTTTCGAAACGGTATATGATATTGATTTTTCTTCGCAATATAATGGCGAAGGACAACCTAATTCCCGAATTGTTAGACCTAACGTTGATGCAAATGGTACGATAATTAATTATACAGTAACTAAACGTGAAGTTGTGTTAAATGGTTTAACCAAAGTTTTCAAAAGAGTAATTACCCCTAATGATGTAAGACCATTTTTTGAACTTTTCTTACCCGAAAGAAATGTTTTAGGTGTTACAAGTGTTATTGTTAAAGATGGTTCACAATATAGTAACGTTCCTTCGGATCAAGAGTTTTTATCACCAAATGGTAGATGGTATGAAGTAAGAGCTCTTGTTGACGACAGAGTTTTTGTTGAAGACCCAACAAAACCTTCTGACGCGCCAGGAATAAAAATTGGTAGATATATAAGTACAAGTGACAAGTTTATAACAGAATATACACCCCAAGGGTTTTTAAAACTTACATTTGGTGGTGGTAATAATTCCGCAGAAGATCAATTGCGTGAATTTGCAAGGAACGGACAATCAATAAACATAAATAAGTATGTTAATAATTTAGGGTTAGGAAACACTTTAAAATCCAATTCAACCTTGTTTATACAATATCGAGTTGGGGGTGGTGTTGCAAGTAATGTTGGAATTGGTGTTATAACACAAGTTCAGAGAAGCAACTTTTTTGTAAACGGTCCATCTGAAAACATAAATACAAGTGTGGTTAATTCCCTAAGTTGTACAAACCCAATAGCCGCGGTTGGTGGGGCGGGAGCACCAACATTGGAAGAAATCAGAAACTTTGTTTCATTCAACTTTTCAGCTCAAAACAGAGCGGTTACAGTTAATGACTATGATTCAATATTAAGAAACATGCCTTCCCAATTTGGAGCACCATCTAAAGTATCGATAGTTGAAGAAAATAATAAAATAAAAATCAAACTTCTATCTTACGATTCTAACGGAACGTTAACATCTATTGTACCTAACGCACTTAAAACTAACATCGCTAATTACCTGTCAAATTATAGAATGATAAATGATTATGTTTCTGTAGAAAGTGCTAATGTTATTGATTTAGGGTTTGACATATCTGTGGTTTTAGATTCATCACAAAGTCAAGGATCAATTATTGCAAAAATAGTTGACATAGTATCAACATATATGTCACCGACATCAAGACAACTAGGTCAAAACGTTAATGTATCTGAACTAAGAAGACAAATTCAAACAGAAAACGGGGTGTTGTCTATATCTGATATTCAAGTTTTTAATAAAGTTGGAGGACAATATTCATCATCACAAACTTCACAACCATATTCAAATCAAGCGACAAAACAGATTGAACTTATTTCAGATACTATCTTTGCAGAACCAACTCAAATCTACCAAGTAAGATTCCCAAATAAAGATATTAGAGTAAGTGTGGTCAATTTATCTACAGTTACATTCTCTTGATAATTTCCTTTTCTCATAAAACGATTATTTTTCTAAAATAGGAAATAAACTATTTATCAAGAAAAGAAATTAATGCCACATTCATATAGAATTAGAACCAATATAGGTGTTGATAAAGCTGTAAATTTGAAGTTCGAACAAGATTTTGATTTTATAGAAATTTTATCGTTAAAGTTAACACAAGCCGAAGTTTATGAAAGAAGATGTTCAGACTACGGGGTAATTGCTGGAAGGGTTTCTGTGAATGGTGGTTTCGGTTTAGCAAATGCTAAATTATCTGTCTTCATACCGTTAACTAATGAAGATGAATTAAATCCTATAATTAGTGAATTATATCCCTATAAAACATTAAATAGTAGAAATGAAGACGGGTATAAATACAATCTACTACCTAAATCACCAGAGTATCCTGGCCACGTACCTACAGGTAGTTTTTTCGATAGGGATGAGGTAATTTTAGAAAAATCTATAATAGAAGTTTACGATAAGTATTATAAATATACTGTAACTACAAACGAAAGTGGTGACTTCATGATTTTTGGAGTACCAACAGGGCAACAAACATTGGTTTTAAATCTTGACTTGTCCAATATCGGTTGTTTTTCTTTGACACCCCAAGACTTGATAGATAGTGGTTTTGCAGTTGAAAGCCAATTTAATGGATCACAATTTAAATCTTCAAACAATTTAAATGAATTACCACAAATTATTACTTTAGTTAAGCAAGTCAATGTTGAACCCCTTTGGGGTGAACCTGATATTTGTTTTATTGGTATCACAAGACAAGATTTTGATCTTTCACAAGAAATCAATTTAACAATCAAACCAAGTGCTGTATTCATGGGGTCAATAGCGTCAACCCAAGATGATCAGGCACTTAAAACTACCTGTAGAGTACCAAGTGCTGCCGGTAGTTTTTGTTCATTAAAGGCAGGACAAGGAAGAATATCCGCAGTCAGACAAACTATTGCTGTTGATGGTAATGGTTATCCTATTTTGGAAGAATATCAAATTGAACAAGGGGGTAAAGTTATAGACGGGGACGGAACTTATCTTTTAAAAGTACCTATGAATTTGGATTACATAACTACTGATGAATTTGGTAATCAAGTTATATCATTAGACCCAACAGTTGGTATACCTACTAAAGGAAAATATAGATTTAAAATTAGTTGGCAAAATGATGGAGGAGCTCAAAGCGATGTCTTAAGAGCTAATTTTTTAGTTCCGAACATCAAAGAATATGGTTGGGCATCAACAACACCTAATGCAGACCCAACTTTGGGTGTACCTTTGAATTACTCTGTATCAATACCGGGTACAACGACAAGTCAACCATCCGCATTAGTTTTACCAGCACAAACAGGGGGACTTATTCTTCAATCTTTTGTTAATACAGGTGACGTATCGGTAACAATAAACGGTGTTCCTTACACAGGTAGTTTAACATCAATTCCTATAAACTCACCAGGTTCAGTGATAGGGATAAATTCTACTGCGGTTGACACAACCCAAACACAAGATTTCCAATTCACGTTTTATGATCAGGCAACTTATGACTCTTTAAGGTCTTATGCTTTTAGTTTGGATTGGGACGATTATGGTGATTCGTCTATGATTCAAGAAGCAATTAATTGTGAAGACAGATTTTATGAATTTAACTATAATAAAGTTTACACAACGGCCATGTTCTTGGATAGATACAAAAATGGTATTTGGAAAGCAAGACATTTAGGTATTAAAGAAATTGACGACAGAGAATGTATATCAACAAGCAATCCATTTCCAGTCAATGATGCAGTACAAAAGTTTGATTTTATTTATTTTTTGGGGATGTTGTTGTTAAACATACTCACATTTCCAATACTTGTTCTACTTTTTGTCGCTCACTTTGTAGCTTGGATATGGCCTGTTATTAAGTGGGTTTTAGTTATTCTGTGTATATATTTTCTCTATATCCAAGTTCGTGAAACTATAGACGCAATAAATTCAGCACTTGAAACTGCCGCTGCGGCAATTCCTGGTGGACCAATAGTGAATATAGGTGCAATTCTTAGAGCTGCTTGGCAAATATTACAGGCCGTTTTTAAGTTAGCGTTGTATTTGGTTTTCTTTGCGTTTGTAATAGTATTCATAATAAGATTGAAAGGATTTCCAAGAATCGGATTACCAATGATATCTTATCCAGAATGTAACGCTTGTGATTGTGCGTGTAATAACGCCGAACTTGATGATGATTTTGATATCAGTTCCGTCACTCAACAAATAAATAATGAATACAACAATCAACAAACACAAGCCGGTAGTCCCGCTCAAACAACAACAGATAATACTTTTTTAGCCCCGTTGAGTTCACCAGCAACCTATTCCTTGGCTGAACACCCAAACTACCTTCAGAACGACCCTAACGATGATATTGATCAAAATAATAAAGGTAAATTTTATTGTGGTGGTAGTTTACAATATAAGTCTTTAATCAACAGAGTCACAGCTCAAGAAATAACATCTGATGTTTTGTCACAAGCTCTTTTAGATTATCAAAGAATATTTTCAGGTTATGACCTAATAGATTCAACAAACAAATATAAATTACATGCACCACAACCATTCTTGTTTGCTGCCGATAAAACCGCTGGACCTGATGAAAGATGGTTTGCTTATCCAACACAAGAAACGTATCCACAAAAATTGAATGAATTTAATACAAGGGACAAGTATTTTTATAGCAACACTTCTAATACACCAAATAGTGGTGTTAACAAAATAAAAACAACAGTAAACCCTTCTTTACCCTTACCAAGCCAACCATTTGAAGATCAAGTTCTTGTTGTTGTTGCTAAAGCCGGCATGATTCAACAACTTGGAATAGGTGAAATAATATCGTTCCAAGACCCAACATTATCCAACGGATGGATCAATTTGACAGGGGCAACACAAAACCAATTTAATAATACGGCAATTACAGGTACTACTTCGACAGGAAATACAACAACACCTATTGTAAAAACAATTTCATATGCGGACCCGTCACAAAACGGATCGGTTTCATTATCGAGTACAATTTACCTATTGAATACGGGCCAAACAGAATCTTATCTTCAATATCCTAATGATATAGAATACTTCCAAGTTATAACAGGATTTACTTATAATAGTTTTACGTCAAATCCTAATTTTAGTATTGCTGACTTACAAAAATTTCCTAAAAAATACTTATTTCATGAAATAGGATATGTGTATGAAGACGAATGTAATCCAAATACAAATAATTTCCCAATAATCAAAAATTCAGGTAGAGCGATTGATAACATCGCAACATCATCACGAAGTTCATATGAAATTATAATCCTAACAAGGGGTGTTGATCCTCATACCCCAAAACAAGAAATTGAGTATGATTTATCGATTATATTCGGTAATACATCTTATGGTGTAGGACCAATAGTTACGGGACAATATTATTTGAACTACCCAATTCAAGCGGTCCCAACACAAGTTAAACCTGTATCACATGATACATTAGATAATACAACTGTTAATTTATACTTCCCGTCATTTACATTTAATTTAACACCTGGACAGTATACACCATTCACATCTACGTTACCATACTATTATTTATCAACTGATGACAATTCAGGATCATACACTCCTGACCCCGTGTTTCAAACTGTTTCTGTCATATCTTCCGCACCATATAACTTATTCACTACAGCACCATACAATTATGTAATACCTAAATATGTACAAGACTATTTTGTTGGTGGTACTTTTATTGGATCCCAAAGTACCTCAGGACCATCATCACCAATTTATATATTCAAAACTACAGTGGGACAAAATAGTGATTATGGTACTTCACCAAGTGGATACAACGGATTATACTCAAGAGCATATTATAGATACTTGGCGGGTTCTGTAAACTTTTTAGATGAAACTAATTTGGTGATGAGAAGCGATAGATTACCAACATCTTCTAGAACTGAAGAAGGTAACTCAAGTGAAACATCATATGCACTTCACCAAAATAGTAACTTCTACTTTTACAAAGGTGGTGGAGTACAAAATAACCCAAGTGTTTCGGCACCAGGAACACCTCCAACAGGAATTTATGCAGATTCAACACCATTAGTTACAGGATTGACTCAAACACTAACATGTGAAGGTATGGTTGCTCTAAAATGTTATTCAGGAACCGGTACAGGTATAACTGTAAACACCAATTGTGACATACCGGCCAACCGCGTTGTTAATGGATGTTATTGTCTACTTAATAAAAAATACATAAGCCAATATGATGAAGATGTTAAGTTATTTTTAGAATGGAAAGTTAGATATCTAATTATGTTAGCGGCATGTAGAGGGGTTTTTGGAAGAGTATTTCAAAACAATTGGATTAATGGTTTTCTATATATGCCTTCATTTAGTAAAACATCTACCTACGGACCTGGTACAATAACAAACCCAACTTACAATTATTGTAAAGACACGATTGTTTATGAAGATGCTCAAAATAGTTTTTATTATAGATCATCACCATGGGATAGATTTATAAACCAATTTATAGGTAAACCGGCACCAACACCTCCAAACAACATATTATCTGCTTTTGTTAGTAATCCAGGATATAACACAAAACAACTTCAAAGTCCTACTACAATTGTCGAC